ACCGCCAACTGGCATCTCAGGTTTTCCTGTACCAATATAGTTAAAAGCTTTGTCAGCAGTTGTTTTAGATCTAGGATCTATCTCAACACTCTGATCTGCAACTTTAACTTCTTTTATTTTATCTAGTCTTTGCATTTATGCTCCTTTTTTGACTCCTTTTATAACACCTTTGTTCTTAGATGCATAGAATATCTTTTCACCTCTCTTTTTTCCATACTGTTTCTTCATGGATTTCATGATTTTTTTGCCTTTTTTGTTCAATGGCATTAGTCATCCTCCATCATAACTTGAGCTTGTTGTATTCCTGACTTAGCAAGGCTAACTCCAGCTCTTAATTTTGATAAATCTTCGTTTTGTTCTAGTTTATCTTCAAAATTTTCACGTTGTTGCATCAATCTTGCTCTTGCAAGTTCAACTTGTGCTTGGTCATTGTCTCTTTTTCTCTCGTTTTCCATCGCACGTAGGTCAACTTCACGTGATTTTAGTTTTAGAAGTGGATCAGAGTCGAATTGTGATGTAATTTTCTTCTCTTCCTTCATAAAATCTTCTGTCATCTCTGCAACCAACACTGCTTTTCTAGCTTCAACAGCTTGGGAGATCTGTTGTAGCTGTTGTGCAGCGTTAGGATCAGTTGCAGCTTGTTGTTGTAACATTTGTAACTGCATTATTTGCTCTCTAAACTCTAATTGTACTTGTTCTTGTGCCATCAAACTAATGTGTTCTAAAATATTTTTTTGTATCGCTGCCATAATTGCAGGATTGTTTCTAACCATGTTAGTTGCCATGAAGTTTAAGTGAGCTGTAACGTGCGCTCTGTGATCTTGACCAGGGAATGCTTGGAAAGGTTTGCCACCTAAAGCATTAATGTGTTCTACACTTGGATCCATTGGAGCCATAGGTGCAGGAGGTGGTAATATTTGATCTATATTCTTAACACCAATTGCTTCGTACATTTTTCTGTAAGCAGAATATAAATTATGTATTTGTGGATTTGATTGTGCAAGTTGTAATTCTGTTTGTGCCATAGATATTCTTTGCGCCATTGAGAATATGTTTGGATCTGCAACTGGTATGATGTCTATTCTATCGTCAAAGTCTACTTGTTTAATGTTCCGTGCTCCACCGACCACGTCGTATGGATATTCTGGTGGTAAATATTGTGCAACTACTTTTGATAATAATTTAAATTCTTTTTTCATTCCTGCATACAATCTTTTGTGTATTGCAGACATGACCCGTGATCCACGTTCCAATAATGCGATTGTTGTTCCAACAGCCGCTTGTTGATTACCATCACCCACTTGCATATCAGCAATGGCCGCGAACCTTTGACCAGCGGATACAACAATACCCATTAATTGTAATAGTGTTTGTGACGGTTCTTTGTATGGTAATGGAAAGAATGCTTCTCTTAGGTTACCACCTGGTGCGTCCACATCTTTGAACTCACCAGGTTGTATTGGTGATGCTTCGTCTCGGACTCTCACTCCTCTTTGTTTAAATCCTGCAGGCAAATTAGATAGGGTACCTGCATCTAATAATTGACGTAAAGCAGAAGTTGCTGTTCTACTTAATCCACCAATCATATGAATCAAACCGAAGCCGTAAAATCCAAGTCCTGGAAGAAATTTAAAATGAACGAAATATTGGATTTTACTTTTCTTTAGATCGTTAGGATTGTAGTTTCTTCTAATAGATAAAATTTTTCTACTAGCTTCTTCTACGGTTACTATATAAGGGAGCTTAATTCCTGTAGGTTCACCTTCAGAATCAACTTCTTCAAACCCTTCAAGATCTAAATTTATGTGGCACTCTAAAATATTATACATTGGTTCTTGTTTACCAGTTTTTTTAGTGCCTTCTAATTCTCGTTCTTTTTTCTCTAAATCATTATTTGTATCTGGTCCTGGTGGGCCAAGTTCTATATCAGAGTAAAAACCATTTACTTGTTGTTTACGTAAATCGTTTTCTGAAATTTTTATTGTGTGTATGATTGCTTCTGCATCATCCAAAGAGTTTGCAGTATATGGTACAATTAAATCTTCTGCTGGTACAAATTTAGAAACAGCTCTCCCTAATAACTGATCGTAATAAACTTTTTTAAATGTTGAACCTGCAAGTGGTAAATGAAATAACATGGAATCAAACTCTGGCTCGTACTCTTGCATTTGATCCATCAATAAATAATTCATGTAATCTTTTACACGTTGCGATTGTTGTTCTACAGGTGGACTTGTGATGCCAATAATCTGTGTTCTAACAGGTCCTTCTGCTGGTAATAATTCTTTGTAAGCTTGTGCTTGAAATTGTGTGACTGCTTCTGCTAATACTGGGTGAGTTGCGCCAGACGCTCCTTGAAACGGTTCTGTTCTGTTTTCGTATTTAAATCCTAAAAGATCTAAACCTTGAATGTATCCTTGCTCCCAATCTTTTCTGGAAGTTTTATAATCCATATAGTTTTGCACCATCTCGTTTCCAAGTGGATCTAAAATATCTTCTGGTAAAATGTCTGCTAAATTATCAAAATGGTTTTCTGTTCCAGGTATGTTGATTGCACCTGGTTCAAAATCAATCGTTGCACCACCATCATCTTCTGGTGTTACTTCTACAGGTGGTTTTTCTACAATCTCTTCTTCTTTGATGTCAACTTCTTCAGATGGTATTTCCAGTTCGGTTCTCACCTGATTTGGAAGTGACTTGTCTATATCTGCCATTTAAATTTCTCCAACCTTACGTCTTAACCTGTTTTAATGGAACATTCAACCCTTGTGGATTGGGACCTCTCTTTGGCGGTGGTCCAGATTTCACACCTCCTGATCCAAGTGGCTTGTCTATCATGCCACCATCTTTTTTACCTTCTTGAAACATTTCTGTCAAAACCAGCTGTATTGCTGCCATCTCTGACATATTACCAGCCATTTCACTGACACGTCTTTCAAACTCTTTCTTTTTTCCTGAGCTAAAATTTTTTGAAAATTTATCTGTTAATGACGACATTAGTAATAAGTCCTTTTCTTTTTTTCTTTGATCTCTTCCACATAGTCCTCTGGGTGATCTATTAGTCCACCCTGTCTAAATCTCATGATCGCTTGTGTGGTTGAGTCAACCAAATCATCGTGATCTCCATACGGAAAGGAAGCACACTCTTCAATCACTTCGTGAGCAAACTCTTCTTCAGGAGCCCATATCATACCAGATTCAAATAAAGGTGCAACAGCATTTACACGAGTATGCTTATCATTTCCACGATTGGGTGAAAAATTAGTTACGGGTATATCCATCTTTCTCAGCTCGTGAGTTAATGGCAGTCCGCTTGCTTTAGACTCAATGATAACTGTTTCAGGCTGCCAATATTTATATTGCTCTAGTGCCACTCGTCTTAACTCAGGAAACTCATATCGTCCTTTGACTGCATCTAACAACATAAGATTTGCTCCAGAGTCTTCGTTAGGGTACCAAACACCCCATGTGGTAATAGCAGAATAATCTGATGTTTCTTTTTTCGTGAACGCTGTATCGTAGGATTGTATAACATGATAAATATTTGGCATGTAATCTTCTTGCCATTTATTCCACCACTCACGTTTTAATATTGCACCCTCCTCACTAGTTGGATTCTGCATCCACTGTGCGTTCCATTTTGCGTTTGGCAAAACTGCTTTTACTTTTTCTAATTCTTCTACACTCCAATATTCAGGCCATACTGGTCTATGATCCATGATTGCTGGAAACTCAACCACGTGCCACTTGTCTGCTTTTGCCTCTGTTTGAGATGCAATTAATTTTGCTGTTAAATCTTTTGTAGACCACCTTGTCATAACGATTACAATTTTACCACCAGGTTGTAAACGTTGACGAGCACCTGATGTATACCACTCGTATGCTTTTTCTAAAAGGTCCTTGGACATTGCATCTTGTTCAGAATGTGGATCGTCAATTATTAGAAGATCAGCACCACGTCCTGTGATTGCACCACCTACACCAGCTGCAAAGTATTCACCACCTTGTTCAGTTTCCCAACGTCCTGCTGCTTTACTATCTTCTTGTAATCTAGTTTTAAATAATTTTTGATATCTACTAGAATCAATTAAGTTTTTTGCTTTACGACCAAAACGAATTGCGAGCTCTGCCGTGTGAGTTGCTTGTATGATCTTGAGCTTTGGATCAAGGCCCACCATCCATGCTGGTAGCAAGTATGATGCAAATTCTGATTTGGTATGTCTGGGAGGCATGTTAATGATTAATCTATTTATGTCACCACGGGATAGTTGGTTAAACTTATCTGCAATGTGCCTGTGGTGGGACCCCTCTACAAAATCTGGCCAAACATATTTTACAAAATTTAAAAAATCATCTCTAACACCTTCTTTAATTTTTTCTCTTTTGCTTAAAAGTTTTTTTATTCTATATGGCTGTTGAACTTTTGCAGGTAATTTATTTTCATCTATTTTATTAATAGTTTCTTTCATATGGTACCAAAAAGTATTTTTAACCCCCACGGCTGTATAAATCAAGCATATATATACATACATTAGGATCCCTATCTATAAAAAAGGGGGTATGGGGGCTTCGCCACTTTCGATTTTTGGTGTGCCGTTGGGACCTCTATAAGATTAATGGACCACGCCACACGGGTCACGGCTCACGCATAAATGAAAAACCCCGCTAGTAAAACTAGCGGGGTCAAGGGAGTATTCTATTTGTATTGATTAACTAAAGTTAAAAGCTAATTGTTTTTCTTTTTTTGGTTGGTCAACCGCATCTTTTAAGAAGCTCTCACTTTTTTGTTGCTTAGCTGGTTCAATCCAATCTGGGTTCTTACTTATTCTAAAAGAATAAGACCAGAAATCAGTTGACCCGCCGTCAATGTGTTTGACGCCATCCTGTAGTTTTCTAAGGCAACGTTCAGCAAGAGCCATTATACATTGTAGCCGTGCATCCTCTTCATATTCACTAAAGCCGTAGACCCTAGCTATTTTGTCTTTATCTAAGGCTTCAACCAAGTACATTGTTTTTTTTCTCATCATTGTCCTTTTTTAGTTGTTTAATTTATTTTCAATAATTTGAAAATATTCACTTGATTAACATTTTTAAAAATGCTAGTCAAGGACTATCAAAAATAATATGGGATATAAAATATGAATAAAAAAGATAAGTTATATTCACGGATCACTAAACACGGTCAAGATTTAAAAGCCGTGTTTAATCTTGATCAGGATATAGACCCCGTCAAATTATGTAAACGGTTATTGAGGCTAGAGACTAAAGCCCATAAATTAGCCGTTGATTTTTGTAATGGGGTTATTGATCAGCTTGAATGGGATAAAAAAGCCGATCAAATACTAACCAAAGTTGAAACCATTTTAAATAGTCCAACTGGACGAGGTGTTATCAATAAAAAAGTTCTTTTTTTAAATGGGGACGCTAGAGGTTATGCTTTAAAAATAGATGATGAATATATTAAAAATAATAATTTTAATATTCATCGAGATTGGGGCGGTTATGGAATTATTGCCCCTGATTTTAGAGAATTTAACTAATTCCCTGAGCCGTGAGCATTGGTTCACGGCTCATTGTTTGGGGGGCGTGATAAAAGAAATTGGGATAAGTAGCATTTGAACCACGCCCAAACCCCCTGACAATTTATCTGTAGGTTATAAAGTTTTTAACCTACGGATAAGATTTTATTTTTATTTTATTTTTCAAGGCACAAGCTAGAATTTTCATTTAAAAACGCACAAGCGGTCAATGATCCACGAACAACGGACAAGCGATTAAAAAGTTTGGAACGTGGCGCACGGCTCACGGCTTTTGGCAAGTGTCACGGGCTAGACACGGGGTCAAAATTAAGAAAAATTATATTTTATGCGCTTTTTTTATTCCGTGACATGGATAGTATTAAAGGCAATCTTGGCAATATCTTTTGTCAAAATTAGACCTATAATCGCCCCGTATGTATTGACCACAACAACGGCAATTAGAAAAATAATCAGTTTTTTTGCTATTATCTTTTTTCTTACGGGGTTTTTTTATATCTTTTTTAGGTTGAATATTAGATAGCATACTAAATAACCGCTTATAATTAGTGTTAAGTCAATTATCATAATTACATTTTATCTAAATAAGGGTCAGGAAATTGCTCATTATTTTTAATATCTTGCTTAACCTTATTAATAGAACCTTCAATCAATGTTTTTATCTTAATATAACTTGTAAAATCAAGATTATTTTTCATGGTATTTATTTCAGTCATTAAATCCCTTAATGCAAATAAACGCCCATAACGTTTAGATGACATACCGCTATCTTGAATTGATTTAGCAACTTCCAAAAACATATCTGTCATATTGTCCTCACTTTCATTTATTGTTTATGTCTTTATATTTTTTTTATATCACTATTGACAATA